GTCGATTTATCAGATTTAATTAAAGATATTACTGTTGATAATCTAGTACTAGTTAATAATTTAGTAAGTGATTTTATTAAGAGAGCAATCGTACCCATGAATAAACAAAATGTTTTACATCGTGATGTAAAAGATGTTAATATAATGTATGACTCAAATAATTTAGTTTTAATAGATTGGGGATTTTGTGCTATTGGTACAAATAAAACAAAATTACCAGATTCAATTATAGATGATTATAAACCACTAATGTTTAATACTCCATTTTCTTCATTACTATTAAAAATAAGTAATGATGTCGATTCACTTGATTTCTCAAGTTGGTTTTATAACAGTATGAACAAATATAAACAAGAACCTATTGAAAAAGTTATTTTTAATTATTTAAATACTAAATATTTACCTACATTTTCCGGTTGGGATCATACACAATGGTTACATTATAATTTATATAATATTTTTAAAAACTATAATTTTCCTGCAAATATTAGAACAGATAATAACAATCATTTATTTACAGATTTAATTATTAATTATCTAAAATCAATTTTAACATCACAATTATATGTTAATAACAAATATAGATTTAACAAGGTAAATTTTTATTATAATAATTATTCACATAATTGTGATATATGGGGTACATGTAGTGTATTTTTCTTTATAATTTTAAAACTACAATCATCTATATTGCCTAATAAAGATGATATCATATATGCTTACCAAGATATGCTATGGAATTTTATATTTAAAAATGGTGCTTTAAAAATAGATGTAAACGGTTTATGTGATACTGGGGGCGAATTAGATAAAATTAATAGTATAATATTAGAAGGTACTGATTTAAAAAGTGTTGCTAAATTAAGAAGAAGTGAAAGACTTTCTAAAAAAAAATAATACTAAAGAGGAAAATAATAAACCGGAATTTATTTCTATTGAAAAATATAACAGCTATTATGGTGGTGATAATGAAGTATAAAAATTATAGTTATTAATAACTTTTATAGTGTAACTACTATAACATTGTTTTTACTAAATATCTAATTAATAATTATTAATTCATATTAATTATTAATTAATCATAAGTATTTAAAGATTTTCAACGTAATTTTAATTATATTAAACATGAGTAATTCTAACAACGTATTAACAATTAAAACTGTGCAAATAGCACCTTTTAGAATTTTAATGACTGCATTAAAGGACATATTAGTTGAAACAAATATATCATTTCGTAAAGATGGAATCAGAATTATAAATATGGATAAATCACATACTATGTTAGCACATCTATTTTTAGGTGCCGATAATTTTGAACAATATGAATGTAATGAAGACAAAATCATTATAGGAGTAAATATGTTTCATTTATTTAAATTGATAAATTCAATTGATAACGATGATACATTAACAATTTATATAGAAAAATCAGATTATTATGATGGTATCGTTTCATATTTAGGATTGAAATTTGAGAATGGTGATATAAAACAATGCAAAACACAAAAACTACGTTTAATTGAACCTGATACAGATGAATTTGAAGAACCTGACGTTAAATTTTCATCAGTAATTAATCTTCCTTCTACTGATTTTCAAAAAATTATTCGCGATTTATCTTGCATTTCAGATAGATTAGAAATTAAATCTGTTGGTAATGAATTAATATTTAAATGTGCTGGTCAATTCGCAACAGCAGAAGTAAGAAGAGCCGAAACGGATGGAGGTATGGAATTTGTAAAAAAACAAGGGGAAAATAAAATTATTCAAGGAGAATTCTCATTGAAAAATTTAGGATATTTTATCAAATGTACAAATCTTTGTAGTCAAATTGAAATGTATCTTGAAAATGATTTACCATTAGTAGTTAAATACTATGTTGCTTCTCTAGGAGAAATTAAACTTTGTCTCAGTCCTCTTCCACCTATGAATTAAATTATTAACATCATACTATAAAATTCCATAACATTTATGATTTCAATGAATTATTATCATAAATGTTTAAAACTCAAAAACAAAATAAAACATAATAGTATGTGGTATTGTTATATTTTGAGAAATAAACTACCACAATATCAAAATAATACGTATAATGGCTCTACTAACAATCCAATAAGACGTTTACGACAACATAATGAGGAAATTAAAGGTGGAGCAAAAGCTACACATGGAAAGGGTGGTCAATGGGAATATTGTGCAATGTTATCAGGATTTCCAAACCATATTAATGCACTATCATGTGAATGGCGTATGAAATGTCCATCAGGTAAACCTGGAAAGAGGGAATCTAAATATAAAGGCGTAGGTGGACGTATAAGTTCTTTAAATGAAATTTTGATATTAGATAGATGGACTGGAAAATGTATAGTGGATAATGTAGATTTTACATTTAAATTACATATTTTAAAAGATGTTGTGCGATTTTTAGATTTAAATAATATACCTGAAAATATATACGTAGAAATCGTTGATAAAATAGACGATACTTGTATGGAATTAGATAAAGAAATATATAATATTAATTAAAATAGTAATTAAAATAGTAATTAATATTTTATTTTTTTGATTTTTTTGAATATCGTTTTTTTGTCTTTTTGATTTTTTTCATACTTTTTTTACGTTTATTTGTTTTTTTATTTTTACCTTTTCTCTTTTTACCTCCTTTTAACCCTCCTAATTCATTGATATATTTTTTTAAATCAGGTGTTTGATCAGTAGGACCATATTTTCCATCATTATTTTTATTTTGTTCATCAAAATCTTTTAATTTTTGTGCTAACTGATTTGTTTTATCCTCCCATTTTGTAATATCTTTTTCATCCCCTTTATAACCTTTCCATTCATTTTTAATATTAGACATTAATTCATTACGTTTTTCCATAGTGCTTTCACCGCCTGTATTTGTAAAAGGATCATCATTATTATCACTATCCGATACACTTTCATTTGTAGTTGCCCCTTGATCACTACTAGTTTCTGATGTAGGTTCAGGTGTAGAAGAAGCGATAGAAGCAGGTTCAGATGTAGATTCAGGTGTAGAAGAAGCAATAGGTTCAGGTGTAGAAGAAGCAATAGGTGCAGGTACCGGAGCAGAAGAATCATCTGATTCATTATTTATGGTGGCTTTTACTTCATTCATCTTTTTATTAATTTCCGATAATGATTTATCAAAACTATCTAAATTTAACATTTCTGTTAACATAGTTTTCATTTCATTTAATATTGGTTCTTGTTTTTGTGATGCCTCTGATATAGCTTGATTTATTTTATTAATTTCTCCTTGAGTATTTTTTGTTAAATTTTCAATTTCACTAGTAATTCCACTAATTAATATCATACTATCGTTAATTTTTTTATTTAAATTTTGTTTATTTTTTTCCGACGATTCTTTACCTGTGGTAAGAAATACTGTTAAATCAGGTAACTCAGATAAATTTTTTAATTTTTCTTCGTAATTTATATTTTGCGATTCAGTCATATATATTATTATTATAATATAATTAAAATCCTAAAGTTTTGATTTAAAAATATTATAATGATAGAATATATAATAATAATCTATATGAGTAAAACATATTATGATATTTTAAATATTCAAGAAGGAGCTAGCGAAGAAGAAATAAAAAAGGCTTACAAGAAACAAGCATTGAAATTTCACCCAGATAGAAATAAAAGCCCAGATGCTACTGAAAAATTTAAAGAAATTTCAGAAGCTTATCAATTTCTAACAGAGAATCCTAATTCATCCACTCCTCATTTCGAAAATTTTAATAATTATAAAAAAAATTTTGTTAAACCTGAAGATTTATTTAAACATTTTTTCAAAAATCATGATTTTTCATGGATTTTTGATAACAAAATGGATGATAATTTAAATAATGCATTTTTTTCAGATAATAATACTAATAACAATAGCATTAATATAAAATTATTTAGTAATTCTAATTTTAAAAACAATGCAGCTGCCTCGTGTAGTTATTCTAAAAAAGTAAATACATTACATACTAACACAAAAAAAATAGAAACAATAACTGAAACAAAAAATGGTATAACAACAGAAAAGAAAATAATTACTGATTTACTAGACGGAACAGTTGAATTAATTGATAATTAATATATTATTTTATTTATTATAATAATATATTAATTTTAGAAATAGATATAATAAATTATATCATATGAATTTTTTATATATTTAATTTTTGAACAAAAGGACATTTTATTTGTATTACAAATTTGACGAATAATAGTTGTTATATTTTTATATTTTATATTATCTACATTAATGTAAGTATTTTTTTTCGATTCATGATAATAATCTTTAATAACGTCTAAAAATACAAATAAACTGTTATTTAATATACTTTTTTTAAACGAATATTCGTTAAATTCATAACATGATTTTTGCTTAACACAATTTATATTTAAATAATCAAATAAATGTTGCTGAGGAATTATATTTTTAAATATTTGCATTATATATATATATTGTTAAATTAAATATATTATTTTTGTAATATTATATCATGTAAATTATTAGAAAATAATGCTAATTCAATCTCATCTTCATGTAAATTATGAAATATTGTTATATATTTACAAAGCAATTTTATAATTTCGTATTTAATATTATCATTTTTAAAATCATATAATTTCACATAAATAAAATAATTGTCTAGTATATCTATAACTGAATAACCATTATGATATAAATTATAAAATATTCTAATACCTTCTTTTAATTTATTTTCTATTAAATTTGTTGTATATTTTTCAAATTCTAAAAAACTAATATTACTACATAGTTGTTTCGCAATATTTATTGTTATTCTTTTATTTAAAATTTTGAATTTTTCGAGATAATTAATCATAATTCTAATTGAATTATTAGATAAATTTATTAAAAAATCTCTAGCATCTATATCAATATTTATATTTTCATTTATAACTATAGAATTTAAAATATTCGTTAAATTATTATTATTTACAGGTTTTAATTTTATAATTATCATTCGTGATTGTATGCTATCTATTACTTTTTGAATATTAGTGCACGAACATATAAAATTTACGTTATTACTATATTTATCAATGCAATTTCTAAAAACTTGTTGACTTTGTTCATTAATATTATCAATATCATCCAATATTATACATTTTTTTTTATTAATTATATTTGAATAAGTTTGACTAAAAGTTTTTACCTCGTTACGATAATATTGTATTCCTTGTTCTTTTAAATTATTAATATACAAAACGTTTTGTTGTTGAAAATTATCTTCATAATATTCGTTTACTATAGCATCTAATAACGCAGATTTACCAGTACCAGAATCACCCAATATTAAGATATTTAAATTATTCATTTTCAATAAAGTTGTTAATATATGTTTTATATCATCACCAATTTCAAATTTATGTATAGTTTTTGGTTTATATTTATATGTTAGTGTTTTATTCATTAATAATATACTATAATAAGTATTTAAGCTAATACATATTATATATTATATATATTATGAATAATTATGAAATTTTAGGTGTATCACGAAATGCTAATAGCGACGAAATAAAAAAGCAGTATAGAAAATTATCTATGAAATATCATCCAGATAGAAATAGCGATCCAGGTGCTACAAAAAAATTTCAAGAAATAAATGAAGCTTTTACTGCTTTATCTAATCCAGTGAATACATTTAATACCAATAATATATTCGATAAATCAGCAATGAATGCTAATAATGCTGCTGATGATTTAATAAATACGTTTTTTAAACATATAGCTGAGGATATAAATATGCAAATGTTCACTACATCATTAGATAATGAAGATATGTTTAATAATATAAATAATTTTTCTATGCCTATGCCTATGCCTATGCATATGCCTAATATATTTTCAAAATTAAAACCTAATTTAAATTCTAAGGTACAATCATCAAATTTGAAAAATAAATACAATAATGAAATAAATATTGAGCCTATAATCAAAGATTTATCAATAACATTAGATCAATCATATACTGGTGATAATATACCAATTAAAATAGAAAGATATATTAATGAAAATAATAGAACTAGACTTGAAAATGAAACGATTTATATCAATATTCAAAAAGGAATAGATAATGATGAAATAATTTATATAAAAGAAAAAGGTAATATTATAAATGATAAAAAGGGAGATCTAAATATTATAATTAAAATAACGAATGAAACTGATTTCAAGAGAGATGGACTAAATTTATTAATTACAAAAAATGTAAACTTCAAGGATACTTTTTGTGGATTTAATTTTTCAATAAATCATATTAATGGAAAATTATATAAATTAAATAACAAATCAGGTAATATAATTAAACCAGATTCTAATAAAGTTATACCTAAACTAGGTATGATTAGAGAAGATAATATAGGAAATTTAATAATTAAATTTCACATAATATATCCTGAAAAAATAACAGATGAACAAATTGAAATTATTAGAAAATATTTTTAATAGTATTAATCTACGATTTATAATTTACAATTGTTACAAGGCATAGCTCTACGATTTAATGCTCTTCTAACAGAAGAATTTAAAGCACCGACATTTGAACCAGCAACATAGGTATTAAATAAAGATGTTTTTCCAGTATTTGTAAAAATTAAACGTTTTACACCTCCAGATATTGTTTTACTAGTTCCGGCACCATATCTAACACCATGATTACGACCTTTAATATTTTTAATAGTCATTTATATAATAATACAATATATTATTTTATAAATTAATAATTATATATTTAAGAAATTTTTTTTGTTGAAATACTACTAGAAACTATATAGATTGAATTTTCAGTTAAAATTAAAAATTCTTTATCAACTTGATAAATTTTACAAATAGGGCTAGTATATTCATCTTCACTTTTAACTAAGAGTTTTTCATCGTTTTCTCTAACACCAATTATTACTGTTTTTTCTAAAGAACTTGACCAATAATCTAACATAATTGGTTTATCTTCTACAATACCTAATTTAGAAGCATGTTGTAAAGTTAAATTACCAGGTAACGTATAATTTGATTCAGAAGTTGTTGCTGACGCCATTTTAATATATATATATCAATACTTAAAATCTTTAAATACTTATTAGATAAATATTTAAATTTATAATAATTATAATAATTATAATGAAAAATAATAATTCTATTAATTCAATAGATAATTATAAAAATGATTTAGATGAAAATGAAAAAATTATTTTTTTTAAATATATTAATATCATACAAGATTTTATACAAAGTTGTTTAGAAAATATTTACATAAAAAATATTAATTATTATAAATATATTATTATAAATGGTATAAAAATGTTAAATAAGATTTTCAATATTATTTTGTTATATACAAATAATTTAGATGCTACATATTATCATTGTTCAAAATCTTTATGTTATTATATCGAATTCATTAGTCAAATAGGGGATGATGGAAATGCATTTCTAAAATTAAATTCTAAAGACGCATATTTATTTATTTTAAAAAAAACCATTTTTGATTTGAACGATGATCATAGAAAAAATTTTGTAGAAAATGAAAAATCTACAAAAATAAACGATATAAAAGATAATTATATACACATGTACAATAATATATTATTTAATATTATTGATAACTATGATCTTAAATATAACGATGATACTAATATTGAATTATTAAAATTAATAACAAAAAAATTATATAAAATTTCAGAATTGGTTATTCAAATTAAAAACTATAATAATCACAATGAATCTATTGAATATTTTATTCAATTTATATTAAACTATAAATATAATTTACCTTATATAGAAATTTTTTTAAAAAAATATAATAAAAAAACATCTATTGCTATTGAAACCATTAAAAAAAATGGTAATCATGAATTAATTGAACAGTATTATAAAGATATGACTCCTACTAAATTTGTACAATATATGATTACATGATTACATGATTACATGATATAATGAAAATAATTTATTAAAAATATTATAATTTTTTAATAAATTATTTTGTGCAAATTACTGTCTTCTTTTTTATTTTTTTCTTTTTTTCTAGTTTATTATTGTTAGCATCTATTAGTATACCAATTGTATCATATTCTGTTTTTAAAATATCTTTGATAAATTCATATATAGTTGTTAAAATATTTTCATCACATTTCCCTACTATTAAAACACTTCCTGTTCTAAAAATCATAAAACTAACTTCTGTATAATTTTTATGATCTGGTTGTTGTCCACTTTGAATGTCTTCATCTTCAATGTAATAGAATTTACATTGAATACCAGGGTATGAACAAGAATCATAATTACTATTAATTCTATATTTATATTTCAATAAGTCATATAATTTTTCACGATTTATATAAAAACCACAATTAAAATTTGAATTTATTAACACAGTATCGTTGTCTTTTCTATAATTAAATTTTATATCATGTGTTGAATGTTTATTTAAATGATTGATTAGAATATCTAATACCTTTTCTAACATATCTTCATGTTGAATACCTGGAATTTCCATTTTACCAGTGTTAAACACCTTTACATGCATTTCTCTAAATATATCATTATATTTTATACGTATAATTAAGACAAAACAATTAAAGAACGCGCGTTTTTTTTTACTTCTATAACTTAAAATATCTTTCTTACAGATACCTATACTTATTTTACGCTGATCTTTAAATTTAACTCGTTGAGCATTAGGATTATTAATATGTTCTATTAGTTGTTCATCATAATAGTCAATATCTTTCAATTTTTCTTTAATTTCTTCTACTTCCTCCATATTGTTAGATGCGTATTTTATTTGCTTTTTTATAATACCTTCTTTTGCTTCATAGTACGGAATTATTTCTAATTTCCAAAAAATATCTTTTATATCTATTTCATTAATATTCAAATATGCTATTTTGGTTCTTGTAGATATATAAATATCAGAACATTTAGGAATTTCTCTACCTTTATCCGGAATTAATGGGATATTTAGGTTATTTTCATCATCGTTATTATTTAAGAAATTTTCCCAATCATTTTCTAATTCATTATTCATATTATATAATTAATTAAATTATATTTAATTTGTTTCAATTATTTTCTTAATATAAATTAAAATGAATAAAGGTTCATTATTAACCTATGCAATTAAAAATGATTTACCGACTTACCACAAAAAAAACAATTCTTTAAATTCTCCAAAAAAAATTTTAAACAAAGAAAATAATGATATACATGAATATAGTCTTAATAAAAATTTCATAGACCCTAATTGCGGTAGTCCTCCTAACTTTTTTATGGAAAAACTTCAAAATAGAATTAAAAACTATTATACATCAGAATAATTTTTTTTTACATATAAAATAATTAATAGCTATCTCTTCTTCACAATCAGATGTATGAATTAAATGTTCACAAAAAAATAAAAATTTTTTATTAAAACTTTTATTTTCTATCACATAATTTAAAAATAATTTAAAAAAATTAGTAACTTCTATGTTGTATGTTTTAATGATTTCATATATTTTTTTTTTTATTACTTCATTACTATCCGTTTTAATTGATATATATGTATTTTCCCATAATTCATTATTTATTAATTTACTATCACTATTATCTTGATTTGTTTGCATATAATTAATCATACTTCTTAAATCCGAATTAAATACATCTTGTAATGAATAAATTTTTTCTTGTGAATAATTTAACTTTTCACAACTATTTATTTTTTTCAAAAAAGTAAAAATTTTATCTATTGGTAATTGGTTAAATCTTAATCTAACAAATTCATTTTGTAACGATTCATCTATTTTACTAATGTAATTACAAATTAAACAAAAACAAACATTGTTATATTTTTGTAATAAATATCGTAATGCAGATTGTGCATTTTTAGTCATATAATCTACTTCATCTAATATAACAAATTTAATATCTGATGAAAAAATACTTTTTGAACTCACAAATGAGTTAATTTGATTTCTTATTATATCTATTCCTCTTTCGTCAGATGCATTTAAATGTATCATTGATACTTTTTTATTGATTTTATTTTCATATTCTTTAATTAAATTAATCATTGTTGTAGTTTTTCCTGTACCTGGTGGACCGTAGAACAATAAATTTGGAAAATATTTTGATTTTATAATATTTTGTAATATTTCTTTATTATAATTATCTAATACAATATCATCAAATTTATCAGGTCTATATTTTTCAACCCATGGTATACAATTCATTTATATTAAAATATATATAATTAAGTATTTATATTGTTATTAAAATTGAATATAAAATTATTTAAAATTATATTTATATTAATTGTATTATGAATTATAATTCAGGATATTTGGAATTGATTATTGGTCCTATGTATGCAGGTAAAACTTCAAAATTACTAGAATATTCTGCATATTTTGAAAAAAATAATATTTCTACAATCGCACTAACGCATAGTGATGATGTTAGATATTCTATTGATAAATTGTCCACTCATAATAAAAAAATGATTACTTGTTTTAAATATAAAAATATTAGTAGTTTGATGTATAATAAAGATATTAATCTAGAAAAATTTCAAAATATTTTAATAGATGAGGGGCAATTTTTCGATGATTTAAACTTAATCATAGATTTAGTTGATGTATTTAAAAAACACGTATATGTATTTGGATTAGATGGTGATTATAATAGAAAAAAATTTGGAAAAATATTAGATTTAATACCTTATTGTGATAAAATTACAAAATTGCATTCTATATGTGGTAAATGTAAAGGACGAGGATTATTTAGTCATCGTATAATAAATAATGATGACCAAAAATTGATTGGTTCAGATAATGAATATATTTCCCTTTGTAGAAATTGTTATATAAATGCATAATTTTCATTAATGATTATTTTAAAAGTATTTAAATTAAAATTTTTACTTTAATTATAAATGTCTTCAATTGAAAATATAGAACCTGTAAAAAAAAAGAGAGGTAGAAAGAAAAAATCTGAAATAGAAGCCGCTTTAAAATTAGCGAATTCCTCTGAAAATATTGTTATTGAAAAACCTCCTCCAAAGAAACGAGGTAGAAAACCAAAAGGTGGTAAAATAATTGAAAACAAAGTAAAGATTATCAATGATTATAATGAACAAAATAGTATTATATTACATTTAAAATGTAATTTAAAAGACTTAGAAAACGAGGAAAATAATAATTCAGACGACGATGTAAATGAAAAAAAAGATAATCAAAAAAAAGATCTTATTTATTGTGATATTAATAATAATGAATATAATACATTATATAATAATACTATGAGTAATATTAATTTTTCTGATGCGGAAAATAATGATCATAGTGAATCAGATGAAACTTACGATGATACTAACATTAATAATGAATCTATAATAAATGATAATATTAGTATAAAAAATATATGGAAAAAAATATCTAAATTAAAACAAATTTTTCATAAAAATAATGTGTATGATAAAAATAGTGCATGTTTTTGGTGTTCTTATGATTTTGATAATCCTTCTATACATATACCCAAATGCAAATTAAAAGAAAAATATGATGTATATGGTTGTTTTTGTTCACCCCAATGCGCTGTATCACATTTAATGAATGAAAACCTAGATTCTTCTGTAAAATTTGAACGTTATCAATATATTAATAATATTTATGGTAAAATATATAATTTCAATAATAATATAAAACCTGCACCGAATCCATATTATTTATTAGACAAATTTTATGGTACACTAACAATAGAAGAATATAGAAAAATATTAAATAACGAGCAGTTATTGTTAGTTGTTGAAAAACCATTAACCCATGTTTTTCCAGAATTATATGAAGAAAATAATAATTTTCTTTTGAATAAAAAAATTATTCCTAATAATAATTATAAAATAAAAACGAATAGCGATAATGCTAATAAAAATCACAACTCTTTAAAAAAAATGTTTTCAAAGGAATAATTATTTAGCTTTATTTTTTTCATAATTTTTTATACTATCATCCATTAATGTACGAATTTCAGAGTATATCATTTGATTTATCGATGATTTTTTTACAGGCTCATTTTTTTTCGCATTAATACCTAAATAGTCATTTATTACATTTTCTATACAATTATCATATAATTGTAATTTTTCCTTTGCTTTATCATAATCATAATCAGTTTGTCTGCAAACAATATTAATATTATTTTCAATATCCATTATAATATTAATAAATATAAAATTGAAACAATATTAAACGTAAATATTCGCATTATAATAATATATAAAAATGTCGCATGTTGAACTTAATCTGGATTGTATTGTTGAGGATATGAAAAATTCTTTTCAAAAACATTTTGAATCTAAATTTGAAACTATTAATAAAAAGTTGAAATTATTTGAGCAAACAAATTTATTAGCGCAACAATTATATGAAATTCCTATTGTTAAAGAATTATATCAAACAAATGTAAATTTAAAAGAGCGTTATAAAGAAGTTTTGGAAGAAAATGAAAGATTGAAATCGGAACTTGATTATTTTATTAACAAAAATAATAAACAAAATATTAATTTAAATATTGTAGATAATGATACTACATGTTCTGAAGATGTTGAAAAATTTAATATAGATATCCATAATGAAAATAAAATTGTTACTGATGGTCATGAAATTATCCAGGAAGAAGATGAGGATGAAGAGGACGAAGAAGAGGAAGAAGAGGAAGAAGAGGAAGAAAATGAGCCGTCGGCAGACAAGGAAGAAAATGAGCCGTCGGTAGACAAGGAAGAAAATGAGCCGTCGGTAGACAAGGAAGAAAAAGAGCCGTCGGCAGACGAAGAAGAAAATGAGCCGTCGGCAGACGAAGAAGAAAATGAGCCGTCGGCAGACGAAGAAGAAAATGCTAATGCATTTGAATGTGATGATTGTAATGTAAAGGATATAAATTGTTTTGAACATCTTGGTATATCCAAGGACGAAATAGATATTTATAGAGATTTAGGTGAACCAGATCGATGTGAAGAATGTTTTGAAAAATGGAAAAATAGCGAAGATGGTAGCGAATACTTGAAAAGCGTAAATGGTAAAGATAATGAAGAACTTGTTAAATTGTGTGTGAATATGGATTGTGTAAGATATCCACCTGACTGGGACGCCGAACGAGACACTGAGGAGACGTATCAAGAGGATCCGTGGCTAAAATGTAACCAATGTGAGGGGTATTATAACAACGATGGAGGTTGGGATATTTTATACATACAAGAAGAGCCAAATAATCAAGAAGCCGAGTGTGACTTATGTGGAAAAACTAAAGATATAGTTCAAATGAAAGGG